CGGGCAACCCGACGATGGACGCCACCCGGGAGCACGAGTTCGCCCGGGCACACGAACCGGGCTCCGGCTACCACCGCATCCGCGTGCAGGCCGAGGAGGGCCCCGACGACCCGGTGGGGTACGACGCCACCTTCCGGGCTCCGAACTGGCTCTGCCGCCCCGAGTGGCTCGAGGACCGCAAGCGCGACTGGGGCGAGGACTCCCCGCTCTACAAGGCATACGTCTGGGGGCACTTCTCTGCCGAGGGCTCGGACTGGAAGGTGGTCTCCCCCGAGCTCCTGGCGTCCTCAGAGGCCCGCGAGGTGTACTCGGACACGGGGCTGCACATGGGCGTTGACCTCTCCCGCAAGGGCAAGGACGGCTGCGTGGCGAGCCTGGTGAGACATGGAGTCCTGGTCGCGCAGCACGCCTGGAGGTCCGACGACGCCATGCGCTCCGCGGAGATCGTCGTGGCCCTCATGCGGAAGTGGGAGCTCGAGCCCGAGGACGTACACCTGGACGCCGGCGGGCTCGGTGGTCCGATCTACGACCGCATCCTCCAGATGGGCTTCGACGTGGACCCGGTGGACTTCGGCGCTGCGCCCGAGGGCGACTGGTCAACGCTGACCGGGGAGACTGCCTTCGTGAACCGGCGCGCGGAGCTCCACTGGGTCGCACGCCGCGGGCTCCAGGAGGGCCTGCTCCAGATCCCCCGCAAGTACGCGGAGCACTACGCGCAGGCGCAGTGGGCGGACTACTCCACGAAGGTCTACCGGGGAGCCACGGCGATCCTGATCCAGTCGAAGGACGAGATCAAGGCGCGCTTCGGGCGCTCGCCCGACCACTGGGACTCATTCCTGATCGCGCTCTCGAGGGCCGGCAGCCGGGCGCTCGAGATCGGCGGGGTGATCTAAGGGCCCCCGGAGGGGTCTGGGAGCCGCCCCCGCAGCCACGGCCCGAACTCCCCCGCGCCGCCCGTGGCCTCGAGCCAGGCGCGATAGTGCGCGGTGAACTCGCCTTCGGTGAAGCTGAGATTTACGCGGTGGGTCCGCCGCTGCCCCCGTGGAATCGGAGGCCGCCCCCGCCGCCCGCTGCCCAGCTCGATCACCTCGAGGCCGTCGTCGTCTTCGTTTTCCTCTCGCAGAGCACCACCACTCCCCTCTCTCCTGGTTAGCCGTTACGCAAAATGATACCGATAGACCGGCGAGCCGTCCTTCGCAAAATAGCGCCGCGTGGAAGTGCAGGGATCCACGAAGCGCGACGGGTACGGCTGGCAGGCCGCAACGCCGAGGGAGTGGGAATCGCGCAACCCGTCTAGGAACGGTTCGGCGGACCAGTTCCTCGAGACGAAGCGACCGAAAGCCCTGGGGGACCGCTCAGGTCCGCCGATGCTCGAGCGGTCCTGGGAGTCTGGCGGCGGTGTCGTCTCAAGCTTCTTCCGCGAGCTCAACCTGTCCGGTGCCGAGAACCTGACCTCGCCCTACCGCGAGATCTCGTTCGTGAATACCTGCATCCGGGCGAAAGCCGAGGCGATGCTCCAGGCCCCCCTGCGGCTCTACAAGGGCGACCCGCTCCAGGATCGGGATGCCGAGCCCATCGAGATGGGGCACCCGGCACAGGAGCTCCTGCGGCTCCTCGAGCGGCCCTCGGAGCACCAGACCGGCGGGCAGTTCAGGAAGGCGAACGTCACCCACCGCTGCCTGGACGGCGAGACCGTGTGGTTCCTGATGGACGAGGAGGGCCGCGCGCTCGAGGCCGGGCCCTCGGGCCGGATCCCGGTGCCGGCCACCGTCGTGCCGGTGATCGGGCGCTCGGTCGAGATCAAGTGCAACAGTCGGGGGCTCCCGCTGTCCTACGTCTACCCCTCGAAGCAGCGCACCGAGTTCCCCCCGCACTCGGTGGTGCGCTTCCTGGACTACGACCCGGACAACCCGCTCCGGGGGCTGGGGCCGATCGAGGCGCTCCAGCGCGAGCTGGTCTCGGAGTTCCAGGCGCAGCGCCACCAGGAGGGCCTCTTCGCCAACGGCGGCGACCCCGGGGGCTGGATCATCTCCGAGGGCAAGACCTCGGCAGAGAAGCGCCAGGCGGCCCAGGACAAGCTCGACGACGACTACGGCAACGCGGCGAACGCGGGCCGGTGGCGGCTACTCCAGGGCAAGGGCGTGCAGGTGGTCCAGGCCCGCCTGAGCCCGAAGGAGCTGGCCTACTCGGACATGCGGGCCATGAACCGCGAGTACACCGCCGCCGCCCTGGGCGTGCCCCTGACCCTGGTGGGCAACGACTCCGAGGCCAAGTACGCCAACTACGAGGCGGCCCAGCGCGCGATGTGGGTGGGCCCGCTCGGGATCGTCTCCTACCTGCGCTCGGAAGAGGAGGTGATGAACTCGCACTTCCTCCCGCGGCTCGATGTCCGGGGGCTCGAGGGAATCGTCGCCCGGCACGATCTCTCGGTGGTCCGGGTGCTGCAAACGGACAACTCGGCTGCCATCGACCGAGCCTCTCAGATCGCCGCCCGAGGCCACGGCGTCAGCATGAACTCGGCCCTCGAGGCTCTGGGCGTAGAAGGCTCGGCGGTCACGGGTGGCGATTCTCCCCTCTTCCATTCGACCTTGCGGGCGGAGCTCGAGCCGCCCACCTCGGGGGAGTCCAGTGGTGACGGTCCCGCGCCGCAAGAGGACGAGGGAGAGGATAAGGAGGCCCTGGTCGCCGCTGAAAAGGCGGCGGCTGGGGCAGCCCGCGACGAGTGGGCTAGGGGCTACCTCGAGCGCGCCCAGGCGGTCATCGAGCCGCACATCGAGGCGCTCGCGGACTCGGCTCGGCGCTTCCTGAGAAGCTACGAGCTGGCACAGATCAAGCGCCTGAAGGACTACGCGGCGAACGGGGCCGAGGCCCTGGGAACCGCTGCCGCTGCGCCTGCGGAGACGCGGGACTTCATCCCGGCGGAACTGACCGAGGCGGACATCATCGAGCTGCTGCTGGACCCCGAGGAGTGGGGGCAGAAGCTCTTCGACGCTGCGGCGGTTCCGATCACCGACGCATTCGCCACCGCCTCGGAGGCCATCGCGCTCGAGATCGGCTCGGTTCCGATCCCGCTGGACGACGACGCGGTGGCAAGCCTGATCGAGACCCAGCTAACGCAGCTCTCCCGAGGGGTCGCGGGCAGCTACGACGCCACCCTTGCGAAGAAGGTCAAGGGGGCGATCCTCGACGCCTTCGAGACGTTCGAGGGGGTCAGCGTCAGCACACTCCAGGAGGCCGTCCGCGAGACGCTCCCGGAGCTCAGGGGAACCCTGCGAAAGGCGTTCGCCGATCGAGATGCGCGGGCCCTCGCCATCGCCCGCACCGAGACCGGGAAAGCCTCGAGCACGGCGCGGTTCGAGTCGATGGAGCGCTCCGAGGTCGTGACCAGTCACGAATGGCGGACGGCGCAAGACGGCGAGGTGAGGGACTCCCACAGCGGCCTGCACGGGCAGGTCCGAGCCCTCGGTGAGGAGTTCCTGCCGCGGCTCAAGTTCCCCCTCGATCCAGATGCGCCTGCCGAGGAGGTCGTCAACTGCCGGTGCGATGCCGTCCCGGTCATACCCGAACCCCCCACCGAGTAGGTGCTGGAATGAAACTCGACAAGGCTCTCGTCTCCCGGATTCACCAGGGGCTCGCCACCGCCGACGACTTCAATGCGGCGGACGCCGCCGAGGTCATCGCGGCCAAGACCGACTCCGGTGCCCCGCAGCGCCGTTTCTTCGTGGACAAGGCTTTCGGAGTCGAGGCGAGCAAGCGGCGGATCCTCGGGGTCCCCCACTCGACCGAGCGCACCGACCGAATGGGCGACGTGATCAAGGTCTCGGGCTGGAGCTTCGAGGACTTCAAGGCGAACCCGAACCTGTTCTTCTCGCACAATACGCGGGACCTCCCGGTGGGGCGCTCGCTGAAGACCCGCAAGGGCCGCAGCCAGTCGGGGCTGCGTGCGCTCCTCATGGACGAGGAGTTCCACGAGGCGGACCTGAACCCCGAGGCCGAGCTGGTCTGGCGGATGGCCGCCGCCGGCGCTCTGCCCGGTCGGTCGGTGGGCTTCATCGCCCACGAGGCAAAGCACCCGGAGACCCCCGAGGAGCGGGAGAAGCTGAAGCTCGGGCCGTGGGGCGTCCTCTACCTGAACCAGGAGCTGCTCGAGAGCTCCATCGTTCCGGTGCCGGCGAACGCTGACGCGCTCCAGGGCAAGGGCTTCGTGGCCGAGTGCTACGAGCGCGCCGCTGCCGAGGTGGCCCGCGCCGTCGAAGAGAAGCTCCTGTCATCTACTGACGCTGCGAGGTTCATTGACGACACCCCGATCACCGACGAGGACGAGGCGCGCATCGAACGCTCGAGCCGCCGCTCCTTCGTTGCCCTCGAGGACTGCACCACCGACGACCTCGACGAGGACGACGAGGAGCCGCGCCCCGAGAACGGCGGCCTCGAGCCCGACGAGGACGAGGCCGTGGAGTGCCCCTCGAAGGAGATCGAGGCGCTCCGCACTGAGAACACCGAGCTGCGCGAAACGGTTGCGCGGCTCTCCCGGGCCGTCGAGGCCCTGACGACGACCAGGCAGCCGCAAGGCGAGACAGCAGAGCGAGGGGCTCAGGGGGGCGCAGACCCCGCACCTAGCCCGGACTCCTCGGCCCTCGACCCGGCGGCCCTGGCGGATGCCATCTTCTCCAATCTCGAAAGAGCCAGGGCTGAACGCAAGCGCGTGGGGTCTGAGGCGAAGAGGGCCCACGACCTGGGGGAGGCCATCAAGGCCAAGCTCGGGAAGACTTCAGAGGGCGTATGAATCACGCCGAGGTGAAGCAGAAATGACTGAGCAGAACGATCCTGTGATCCCGACCAAGGGGGAAGAGGTTTCCAATCTCGCCGAGGCGCTGGTCGTCCAGATCCAGCCGCTGATCGACGAGACCAACAAGGAGCTCGCAAAGGGCATCGAGGAGCGTAGCAACGCCAAGCTCGAGGCCCTGGAAGGCAAGCTGAACGAGCACATCGAGACCTTCGAGCAGACGAAGGCGAAGGTGGAGCGCAAGTACGACGTGCCCGGAGCCGAGAGCGGCGACGATGGCCGCCGTGCCGGTGAGCACTTCAACCTGGCGAAGCTCGGCCTCGCCATGCGCAACAAGAACTGGAACCTCGCCCCCTTCGAGAAGGAGGTCTGCGACGAGGTGCAGAAGACGATGGGCGTCGATCCCGACTCGGGCATCGGCTACATCGTCCCCGAGTTCCGTAGCTCGGAGATCATCGACAAGCTGCGCGCCCAGGCCGTGGTGATGCAACTCGGGGCCCGGGAGATCACCTCCCCCGCCGGTCGCCCGATCAAGTTCCCGAAGCTCAAGACGGACGCCACCGCCAACTGGATCGGCGAGAACTCCTCGATCACCGCCTCCGACCTGGTCGTGGGTCAGGTGACCCTGGACCCGAAGAAGCTGGCCGCCCGCTCGGTTCTCTCGAGCGAGCTCGTCCAGGACTCCTCGGGCGCTGCGGACCAGCTCGTCGAGCAGAGCTTCGTCAACCAGTTGACCCTGGGCATGGACCTGGGCGCGCTGAACGGATCCGGCGGTGGTCAGCCCATCGGCGTGATCTCGCTGGCGGACAACAGCGTGGACTTTGGTGGGGGCTCCTCCGCCCACACCTGGTACATCTACCTGAACGACATGATCAGCGAGCTGGCCGTCGATAACGCCCTGATGGGCAACATCGGCTGGGCCATGCACCCGACCGCTCTCAGTCACATCATGGCCGCCGCTGGTGGGCCGACCGGAGAGCCGGATGTCGAGCGCCGCCTGATGAGCGCCGGTCGTCCCGACTCCCTGCTCGGCTACAAGTACGCGATCACCACGCAACTGCCCGCGCCGCACGACACCTCGGGCGACGGGTCGATCATCCTGGGCAACTGGGACGACCTTCTCATCGGTCGATTCTCGAACCTCGCCATCCGCGGCAGCGATGTCGCAGGCGATGCGTTCGAGTACGACCAATTCCAGATTCGTGGCGTGCTCCGCGTGGACTGCAACGTCGCGCACGGCGAGTCCTTCTGCATCGGCCTCAACGTCCCGGCGGACGCGGTCTGATCCCAGCCAACACCTGAACAAGGAGCAAGAAAAGTGACTCACCGTTCACCTGAAACCGCCCTCAAGCCGCTGGCCGCCATCGACCCGGTGACCGTGTCCTCGGCGACGACCACCAACGGGGTCGCCGTCGATACGCGGGGCTGGCAGTACGCAACCTTCCGCGTGCAGATCGGCACCGTGGGAGGGACGACAACCGGCGTGACCGCCAAGCTCGAGCAGGACGACAACGCGGGATTCTCGAGTGCCGCCGACGTTACGTCTGCAACCTTCACGGCTGCCGACCTCCTCGCGGGGGACATGCTCGAGGAAGGCCGCGTCAACTGCACCAAAACCGAGCGTTACCTGCGCATCGCCGTCACGACGGCGGGCGGGTCCCCCTCGGTCCCGATGTCGGCGAGCGTGACCCTGAGCGGCCACGACGACGACGACCGCCAGGACCAGACCTACGCCTTCGCGCTGTAGTTCTCCCGACTGCGCTGCGCGGCCCGGCCTTGCTCCGGGTCGCGCGGCACCCACCCCACCGAGCACACACTGAACAAAGGAGCGCACCGCTATGGCACGCCAGACACGCCGCCGCAAGAAGGCGGACGCCGGCCCCAAGATTCCGAAGCCCGTCCTGCGAATGGTGAAGCAGGGCGCGACACTGCTCTGGCCTGAGAACTTCGAGGAGCGCTTTCGCGCTCGCCACCCCTACGTCGTGGACCTGAACGGCCCCTGCGAGGCTGAGTTCCTGGCGGGCCAGGAGCGCAAGCTGCGCGAGCTCACGAAGGACGAGGCGAGGAAGTTCCGCAAGGCCACGGCGATCGAGGCGGACGACAGCCCGACCGGGCGCTCCGGTCACCAGGCCCTCGCCCGGATCCGCACCGCCGGCCACGGCGAGCCCGCGCCCGAGCCCGCCCCCGTCGAGGAGGTGCTCGAGGCGAGCGCCGAGGCCGCCGCCGAGGAGGTCTCTGAGTTCCTGATCGCAGAGCCCGACACCCCCGAGGGGGAGGAGACCGAGGATGAGTGAGCACGCCTCCAGCCCCGTATGGCGCGTCCGCAGGGGCCGCCAGGTAACAGACGAGACGGGGCGCACCGTGGCCTCAGGGGGCGACCTGCTGCCCCTGGACGACCCCAACGCCTGCGCGGCCCGCAACCGCTCCGCGGTGGTCCGGGTCTTCGAGGAAATGCCCGCCGACACTCGCCAGATGGCCGAGGAGCGCAACGTCGCCGAGGGCGAGGTGCGCCGGTCGATGGACGAGGAGCTCGAGGGCGAGGACGACGCCGCGAGCTGGGAGGACTAGCCGGTGGAGCTGACGACGGTAGCGAGGGTGAAGGCTCTGGCCTTCGGTGAGGAGAAGGACGACATCGGGACGAACCCGACGGCGCTCCTCACCACCCTCGTGGCCGACGTTAGCGCTCGGGTGTCCACGCTGCTGGGCCGCCATGTCCTGAGCACCTCCTACGCCGAGGAGTACAAGATCCGCCAGGGTGCGAAGATCTTGCAGCTCAAGGGCTACCCGGTGGCCTCGGTCACCTCGGTCACCTACTCGGGGGACCCGAACGACACGGACGCCACGGCCCTGGACGCGGACGATGACTACTGGCTCGAGGCCAGCACGGGCGTGGTGACGCTCCTGCTGTCCCCGACCGACAAGTCCCCGGGCTTCGTGCGGACGACGTACACGGGCGGCATGGCGGCGGACACGGACGCATTCGTGGCGGCCTATCCCGACATCGCCTCGGCGGTGGACAAGCAGGTGGTCTATGAGTTCTCGCGGGCCAAGAACCCCGGCGGGACCAAGACGACGACCCGGGACGCCGCGGTGATGTTCGTGGAGCCGATCAACCTCCTGCCGATCGTCCGCGAGGTGGTCGAGATGTACTCGCTGGAGGCGTTGTAGCCTTGGCGGTCACGATCAAGGGGGCAGACCTGGGCCGCGCGCTCGAGCGCGCTCCGGTGGTGCTCTTCCGGGAACTGCACCACGCCCTCGAGGTGTCGGGGCACGCCTGGCACCGGGCGGTCGGCACTCGGATCAGGGGAAAGCACACGGCGTTTCCCGGTCGCAGCCGGAAGTCCCACCTCTCCCGGCGCTCGGGAACGCTGGCCCGCTCTCTCAGCGTGAAGCTCGGCCCCTCGGGCAAGCGCAACGGCGTGGCGATGACCCTCTCCTCG